CATTTACGACTATGGTTCGATCAAAGATTCAAAGTTAAAAGTGAAATTCTTAGAACTAGGTGACATATGGTGGTGGGAGTCGAATCGTCAAATACCAATTCACTTGTTTTTGAAAGATGAATGGCGTGATTTTAAGCCGTTTATTAAGACATTCAACAACAAAGCATTAAACTTGTTGCATGGACCAATCGTAAGTATGAGTGATTTTCAGAAGAAAAGAGTTAAACGAAAAACTATTACTCTGGTAAAGAAAGTTTACTAAGCCGTTTAGCAATTTTAGCATTCACTCTTAATCTCTTAGCCCTACGTTTCTTAGCCAATTCTAAACTAAGTTTACTCTGAACACGTTCATCAAACGTTATCCCTAACAAATGATCATACTCATGTAAGAAGACTCTTGCTTCTAAGCCTTTCATGTGTTTCTTTTCTACTAGTTCTCCGTCTACTGTTTGGTATGAAGCAATGACTTCAGGGTGACGTTTAACATGTAACCATAACTCAGGGAAACTTAAACAACCTTCTAAATATATTTCCTTTTCACCTAACAGTTCATCAATTGATGGATTGATACATGCAATCAATCGTTCTTCAGTTCCCATAACAAAAATATTCTTTTGTATGCCAACTTGGTTAGCAGACAAACCTATACCAGGACGATTAGGATCCATCATTACTTTTCCCATCGCTAATACTAACTCTTTAGGCTCTCCGTCTCTAGTAAAATCCCAATTAGTACAAGGCTCAGTGAGTTTAGGATCTTTTTCTTTGAGCAGTGTTAGTTTTAGTTTTTCTTCGGTCATTATTTTCCTTTTAATGCGTGTGTAAGGTCAGCCGCTCGTACTAAGGCTCTATATTTTTCTTCTTGTTCTTGGGCAACAGTTTCTTCTAAAAGTTTGACTCTGGCTCTTAAGTAATTACACTCGTTGTTTTTCTCCACAAGCATAAGTCTGAGTTCTTCCTCAAGGGTGTCATTAATGTCATTCATTAACTCTTTCAACCGCCTGCCCTTGTAAATTGATCAATCAAGTCATTTCCTTTCAATGCTTTTCCTAAGATAACTATTTCTCCGGTTTGAAGTTCTCTTCTAATAGTACCATCATTATATTCTACATCCATAACAGTTTTGTCACCTTCAGTATCTTGTGGTCTTGTATCATACCACATTGAACTTAATGAATGTGCGTGTAATGATTTAACACCTTTAGCCCATTCTTCGGCTTTTAGTTTAAGTCTTTGTCTTTCGACCCTTTCATCATATTGTGACATCATTTGCTTCCTCTAATAAATTCATATGTATACCAACCAAGTGTGCATACGCTATGGCATGTGATTTTTTAAATGTATAGCCGATGTTATCGTCTATCCATACTGTTTTTGCAATCTCTTTCCAATTGCGACCTATTAAACTTCTTTTAGCAGGTCTAATAACAGCCAGAAACATTGCGAGTCTTGGTATACTATTTACTGGTTCTGGCATTTGTTGTAACATGTTATACTGTCTATTTAAGTGTATTAATTGTTCAACAAAATCTTTTTCTTTAAGACGTTCCCAATTAGGTTCTTTCATTAAGGAAACTAAATGCATTTCATCTTTAACTGCTTGATAGATTCCTACATTAAGTAAATCAAGTTTAAAATAATTTCTTGCTTCTGCTTCTTTATAATCTAACGAAGACATGTTTGTTGTAGGGTCATATGGAATTTGTGATATGTAAACACCTGTAGGATGTTTCTTAACAGTTTCTTTGTCTCGCATTGATGCAGGGATATGTTTGATCAAAGATAATATTTTATCTCTGTCTCCGAAATCTATATCAATGTCAGATTGAATCATTTCTGTCCTAGTCCTACAGCCATAAGTTTTTTATATGCCATTTGCACAACTGCAACTTGTCTTTCACAATCTTCGACTGCTTTGTGTGATGTTGAGTAACCACCATCTGATAACTTAACTTTACCAATATCAAACAATGTTCTAGTATCTCTAATAGTCCAAAAGTTCCAGGGGATTTTGATATCTACTTGTCTAAATGCATTTTCTGCTACGACAATATCAAACGTTGCACCATTAGACCAGACTGTATTGCGATTCCAACAGAATTTTTTTAGTTCTTCTAAGGCATCTCTGTATGGAATTCTGCCTCTATCACCTAATGCTTCTTCAACAGCACTTTCAGATTGTTGTCCCCACCATTCAACAGTATCTGGATCTATTGATCTGTTAAATTCTTCTGTTTGTTCATCAATCGTAGGACGCAATTCTAATCGTTCAGCAACACCGTCTCCTCGAGGGTCAAAACGAACAGCACCGATTGTCAATATAACACAATCAGGATTCGTACTCAACGTCTCCATATCTATCATTACATCATTTGCCATTGCTACTCCACACGTTATCTTTATCTTTTATTCTTTCTATTATATCACTTCTGATATAATTAATCAATAGAATGGAACGCTTTTTGGGTAAATGCAATGGCATAGTAGAATGCATTAAACGAGTGTTGTAAAACAAGATACTACCTTTGGGCATGTCATATTGTTCTGCGTTCTCTAAAAAGTATTCATCATGCACACCTTCATAACAGTCTTGGATGTCCCAATCTTCTCTATGTGAGTTAGGCACAACTCCAGTTGCCCCTGTATCTTTATCTAAATCATCAAGTGGTATAATAACTTGTACACCGCAAATATCATTGTTTTCTCTGTTATTGTATTGCTCAAATCTATGTGGCGTATCTACATGAGGTCCTATCCATCTACTTGGACCATTAATCGTAACGATGTCACTTGCGTAAAAAGTTGCATCAGTTAGATGCTTTTTAATTTGAGGATAGATGAGGTCATGTATTTCTTTTACTTCGTCCCAATCATCTGTGAGTTGACTCCACCATACAGCAATACCAAACAGTTTTTTACATGCCTCTGCTTCTGCATATTGCTTCTTATGTGTAGATGCTCTGACAGGGTATAGTTCATCTTTTCTATCGTTTATACGTTGAATAAGACTGTCAGGAATGATATCATTTATGATATCAAAACCCCTGCCTTCATGTGATAATTGATCATTAATGATATCTTTTTTACCGAAGATACGATCCCAATTATCTGCATAGGTTTTTTGGTCTACACCCTTACGGCGACCAGAACCTTTACCACCGTGCCACTGACTCATCGCCACCTCGTTTCTAGCCATGTGCGTTCTTTATCGGTTGCTAGATATATTCTCTTTTGTCTATGATCTTCTTCGTTAGCCCAACACCAATGTTCATTGAGTGTATCATTTGTATTGTCATTGTATTGTGCTAGGCTTACATAGTTAGACAGTTCATGTATTCTGTCATAATCTTTTAAGTCACAACTAGGTCCCCATGTATCCCAGCACCAGTCACGTAATTGATTAAATTTTATAATTTTTGCTAAGTCTGTTTGTGCTAGAGGTCTAGGACTAAAACGTTCATACTGTGGTTTGATGATAGTAGTACACATCCATGTGAAGATATCATTCCCTTTAAATCGTCCATCTAATCTGTGAAACTTTAAATCTAACTCTTTCATCAATACCCTGCATCATGCATGAGTTCTTTTACTTCTTTGACTATAGATGGATCACGTTTGAATTTGATTGCCCACTTCTCAGGATCGATGTATTCTAATATCATTTTTTGTTGAGTTTCATCTAACTTACTTAAGAACTTTACACCAGACTCACTTTGATATAGCATCCAAGGAGATATCTTTCCTTTAGTAATCTCATAACAGATTTTGTTTGGTGATGCATATCTCAATGCATCATCATTTTTAATTTTTTCTTCTTCTGCAATACTGATAGCAGTTTCAATACTTCTTGCGATTGCATCTAATGGATTTTCTTCTCTCAAATATTCAGTAACAAATCTAGTATAATTTTTGTCACTTGTCCATTTATCTATACGTATTTGATTCTTTAGTAACCAATCTGCATAACGACTAATGTTAATGCATTTTACGTTGACACAGTAATGACCGAACTTAACGAAAGCAAGATAATAGGCACTTTTAATAAAGTCTAAATAAGTCTTTTGTTTTTTGCTTGTAGTGTTATGAACATAAAAGTTCAGCCATGATTGAAATCCAATACGATTGCCTTTTAAGTCCTTATCTCCCCATCTACGTTTATTTTCACATAGGTGTTTGTCAATCGTAGTTTCTTTTTGAAATGATCGACCACAAAAGTCGCAACCAAATTTAGTTGCCGAGTTCTTTTTCGTATTCTTCGATTTCATTATCTGTAACGAGTTCACTAAGTAATTCTACCTCATCAAATTTTAGTTCTGGAAATTTATTTGCTAGATAAATTTTGCGTTTGTGTTGCTCACAAAATGCAGTTGTTAATTCTTTCAAGTCTCCTGCTGAGAGACCAGGATATATCTTTTTAAAATATTCTCTAATATCTTTAGGCATTGCTTTGTCTTTTAACTTAGCAACTCCTGCTTTAATCTGTGGTATCCAAGCATGAAATTGTTTGCCTATTCCAGGAGATGCTGAACACAACATCAACCATTGTAGTTTAGGATGCTTCGATACATTCTCATTGAACAGATACTTGTTTGCATGATAGTCTACACTTTGTAGATAGTATTGTGCCAACTCTTGTTTACCTTTAACTGTACTGATCCAATTGATCATCATAAACGGAACAAACTTTTTTTGTTGTTCAGGTGTTAGTCTGTCATAGTAACCATAATCTTTTTTATCAATTGCAGTAATTGCTTCAAACAGATTAAAGTCTTGTTTTTCAAACTTTTCATCTACTGGTGTTTTTACTCTAGCCAAAATAACCTCTTGCAAACCACCCTATTGCTATTGATATGGGTGCTATAATAAACAAATCAACTACCCAATGCAATGCAATAGATAGTGTAACGATTTCTTTCCAATGCAACTTACATACATTTTTCCAATGTTCAAAAGACTTGGGCATAATCTACAACTTCGCAATTTCTGCTTACTTCTTTGACAAAGTAAACACATCTTGGCTTAGGGCCATCTTCAATAGGAACGCATAAAAACTGACCATTACGTAGTCTTGGTGCATACCAGATAACGTCTGAATAAATGTCTACAATTTCTATTGGAAGAAAGTTAGGAGCAAATGATGATAAAGGATTAAATGAAAACACATCAAAGCCTCTGTCGTTTAAAGAAGATAATGATAGAGTCTCTAAGTCTCCTCCTTCTTCATCGCCGATCAACACTGACCAATCAACAGGCATTTTAATCTGCTTGTCGCCAATCTGCAACACAACTGCTGGTGCATTAAAAGACTCTAAAAAGATTAAAGGTATATAATAGTAATCCACAAATGACGGATTAGAATTATCTAAAATAGCAAATCGAAGATCATCAATCTCTTCGGGTAATGTTTCCAAGTTATAGAATTGGTCTTCTAGTGTTAATATTCTCATGTTGTTATTATAACTGCTCCTTGCAGTGTAATCAATATTATTGGTGAAATCATTTGTATTTTAATTTCTCAACTACAAACGGATAATTTGCTTCTCTGTAAAAAGCCTTTCTTTGTGTTAAATGTCGTTTAGCAAATCTGCATGAACTTGTTAAGTCCCAGATTTGAACAAAGTCTTTATCTTCTGCTTTACGAATGCCACGACCGATAGACTGTATGACACGAACAAAACTTTTACCTGGTTCAATGAGTACAAGATTAAAAATCCTAGGAATGTTAATACCAGTAGAAGCCACGCCATAAGTAGCAATAATAACTTTATTAGTAGAAGTGGATACTTCATCATATTCTTCTTTTCGATCAACAACTTTCATTCCCCCTGATACAAATACTGCATCGTCTAATCTTTCTACTAAAGCATGTCCTGCATTGATACGATCAACAAGGACAAGAGTATTGCCTTCAGTAGCAATGGTCTTAACAAGATGTGCCATTTTGTCTAAACGTTGTTCATCACTAAGCAAATGTTTTAGTTCACTTTGATAATTACTAAACTCTTGGTCATCTTGCAACTGAACAATGTTTACATGACATTTTGCCAATACCCCTTGATCTTGTAATTCTTTTGCAGACAGTTTATTAATAACTGGACCTAAACTTACTTCTAATGCAGTCTTTTCATAAAGTGCTTTTGGTATAGTACCTGTTAGTCCCCAACGAATAGGTACATGAGGCATTACCATTGTTAGCAGTTGCTTCAATGCATCTGCTTTAGCCATGTGTACTTCATCAACCATGACACAAATTACATCTTCGATAAATTCATCTATAGTGCATACTGCTTCACCTCTTTTAGTATTCTTTAATAGAATGTTCAGAGATTGCCAAGTACAAATAGTGTGTTGTTTGAAGTATTCTTTTCTATCACCGAAATATACTCCTACATCTAAGCCCATGTTGATATAGTCTTCTTCTGTTTGTGATACTAAACTTTTGTTTGGTACGATTACGATACTACGTCCATATTCTTCTACACTCTTACTCAGAGCGGCTGTCATAATCGTTTTACCTGCGCCTGTAGCGACTTCTTGTATTGATTGAGGGTTTGCTAAGAACTGATTAATAACTTCTACTTGATAGTCTCTCAGTTCGACTGACTGCCCCTCACAGACATGTCCTTTAGGCCAGAGAACATCTTTGAATGTATCTTTCTGAATCTCTGTAAAATTAAATTGTGTTTGGTATTCTCTTAAATCTTCTAGTTCAATATCATAGTTAAGTTGTTCTAAGATAGGAACAATTTCTGGTAGAAGATTAATAAATGTGGAACCAGCAAGACTACAATAACTAACCTTGCCGTTCCATCTGCCTAACTTTACACTAGGCATATAACGTGCGCCAGGAACCTCATACTCAAACTTTTGCATTAATGCTCTACGAGCATCTAATTCAAGACCAGCAATCTTTAGATTGACTTCATCTTTAATTTGTAGTATTGCAGTTCCTGGCATTCTATTATGGCCTATATTGTAGTGTAATTAAAATTTCAACACCGCCCGAATTATATCCTGGCAAGTATTCATAAGTTTTATCTAGTATATCTCTTATTGTAGCAGATAGCAAGTAGTTAGGTG